TTATACAATTTTTAATGCACCTTTGTCATCAGTGCTAAGCGTCATAGTTCCTTCCGACATGTTGCCGTCTTTGTTCGCCCGGTATAGCTCTTCTTTCCAGACGATCCACTGGTCCTTTGCCATGGAACCATCACTTGTTAAGAAATACCATTTTCCATCGGAGCCGGTTTTCCAGGTATCTTTTACCATATACCCAGCTCCATCAAACCAATACCACTTCTCTCCGTCTTTGTACCAGTCATTTTTCACAAGATTCCCGGTATCTCCTAGATAAAACTTCCAACCACTTTCATCTTCTACCCAGCCTGACTTTATCTCGGCTGCAGTTACCAGACTATCTTTAAAATCCTGCCAGGTATGCTTGGTATGGTTATAGACATAAGGATTGGGGCAGATTTTTCCTGTAACATCGTAGTGACGGATGACATGATCTTCTTTGATGCCGTATTGTTCCATGAGGGTCTTAGTCAGCTTCTTAGCTTCTCTTACTGTTATCTCTTCAAAGTACCAATCCCGGCTGGTATCAGTCTGAGAACCTTTGTTTCTAACACATAGCTCGATTCCCAGGCTGTTGGTATTACGGCATTCTGGATGCTTGTAGGTTTTGGCGCCGCAGTGCCATGCGATGTTTTTGTCTTCTACGGACTGCCAGATCTCACCGTTAAAGCCAACAAAGTAATGGGCACTGGCACCAACATATTGAGATGCGTAATATTTACAGTTGGCTTCCGCTCCACCCAGAGCGCCTACATAATGAATTACAATATATTTGATACGGCTAAGTTCGCCGTTTGTATAGTTATATGGCGTTAATAATTGATGGATTTCCATATTAGATTCCTTCCCTTCCGCCGAAAAATCCCATATCATCCGGGTCAAAGGATTCCCGGAAACGCTCGATTTCCGTGTAATCGGCATCGTTTAGGTTTTCCTGGATTCCTATGAGCTCCAGATGCGGCATATCCTTCGTTGCTTCGCTTTTTACCATACCTCTCACCTTGTCCTTTCTATACTATTACAATTTTATGATATGAAAGTGAAAGGTAGAATGTCCCGGGTGGAAATGGGACAAATTGTTTTGTGGATGCGCTTTTCATATGTGGGGAAATTGGGGGGTGAAAAGAGTCGGTTTGAGGTTATGGTATTTGCGATGGTATTTGTAATTTACCTGTGATGTTATTTGTAATATTATTTGATTGGTTCTGATTTCTGATTTAAGATATCGATTGCCTTTGTTAATACGGCCGGGAGCGGTATGCCCATTAGTCCAGCGTTTTCTACGATGGATATTAACTCGTTTGCCATAAAACCAATGACGACGGTATCTCTTATGTAGCTTGTCCCGATGGATAAGTCCAGACGGTGGGCGATTAGGACAAAGAGAAGAGTCATGCTCTTTCTACATAGTCCCTTCCAGCCGGCTCTTGATTCTAAGGCACCAGTTTCAGTTTTGCTGCTGTTTTTGAAAATTCCGGCGACTGCTAGGCCGGAGAAAAAATCGATGCCCATAAAAAGAATTAATGTTGCGATACCTGTATCCCACCCTCCGAATAGTGATGCTATGATGCTGCCGATGATGCCTGTGGATGTGCATAATATGTTTTTCATTTTTTTACCTTATACTTTCTTTTGATATTTTTGTCTGGTAGTTTTCTGGATATCATCCGCTTTGATCCGTTAACCATTACTATGATTTCCCAGCTTAAATTCCATTACTTGGAAGTGTAAAGTTTTTTTATTTTTCACTTATGCTCTTCTTACATTAAACATTGTTTTCATTCTAGTAGAACCTCCTACTCTATGAATTTGTTAAATATGTTACATTAAAGTAAAAAGAGTCATTTGTTAATATATTACGATTAAAAACAATACTTATGGTATCGCGTTCTATATAGCATGCTTGTATAGCGTCTTGACGATGAACAGAAACGGGCACTGCTGAAAATGCTGTTGTTGGAAAGCCTCTTACATAGTAAGCTTGCCCCGCTGCAAGGTCGGTGGTAACTCCAACCCTTAGCTGTATTGTTATCATTGCTGGTCCGTTCAAGTTGCCATGTCGTACATATCCACCGGTAATTGTTCCCCAAGTACAAGATAATCCCGGAGCCATAAGACCGGATATTTGTGTACCGTTCTCTAAAACAAATTGTCCGCCACTGTTTGTTCCATATTGCCACGCTCCAGTTGGTTGATTTCCTACAAGGTGCACAATTGAACCATTAGTGGCAGCTATACCATTATCAGTACCAAAAGAACCATTGGACCATTCAGTAGACATTATATGACTCATATAAGCTGCAATCATACCCCACTTTTTATTTTTGGTCTTGCAACTATCTATTCTTCCCACACAAGCTTCAAAATAGAAGCCTGAATCAGATGTTGTTAGGGATTGACAATACCACACAACTATATCTGAACATTCGGAGGCTTTTACTCCTGGTTCATCCGTACGTGTTAAATTTAATCCTGCAAGTGTAATTCTTGCAGTACAACATCCACAGACAAATCCCGTTACATTACAAGTAGTATTTAAAGTTGTCCAATTCCCATAACGTGCAATCGAAAGTATACCGTTATGAAATCCTTGGATATACACAATCTCACCATAAGTTCCATCATAGACTGCAATACTAACAGCAAACCCTCCCAAATCCTTAGGTAACGCATTAACTGCATGTTGTATAGTTTTAAATGGTTTGGTAGAGGTGCCATCACCAGTAACATCGCTTCCCGTTGTAGAAACGTATAAATTGGTATTAGATTGTAGTGTTCCAATGACTGCGCCATATTGATTTATGATTTCTCCTCCGGTATTGATTTTGCTATATTCGTCTCCTGAAATTTTAGTTCCATTCTGAGTAATTCTACCACCTGAAGTGGCTATAATCACAGATGAATTATTTACACCTATACAATTTGATATATATGCGTTAGAATCATCAACATGTACAGCATGTAAGTGATTTGATATTTCGCTATCCATTACATTAACTGAACTTCTCCCAGTAAGAAACACTGCTGTTAAACCACTTTTATAATTCTCAACAATTTTCACATGATCTAGCCGAACTAAAACTCGACCGTCTATTCTTATCGGCTCGTATAACGCACCACTACTTTCTTGAACCTCAATCATTCGTATACTGTTTATGTGTATATAGGCTGTTGAATGAAACAATCTAAAGGAAGACACTATACAGCTATCCGAAATAACATTAACTCTATCTTTAGGTCTTATATAGATGTTTCCACTATGAAAACCATTCACAAGTACATTTTCAGGATATGTTCCATCTGCAATTAAAATATTAGCAGTAAAACCGCCCAAGTCCTTTGGTAGTACATCTAATGCATGCTGTATGGTTTTAAATGGTTTTTCAATTGTACCGTCTCCATCAGTATCACTGCCTGTGGTGTCCACGTACACCATTACGTCGGCATCAAGTGGCTTTGTGTCCTCTACGTACTTTTTAACCTTGCCCATGAAGACCTTTGCCGTCTCTCCAGAAACCGGGATAGGATATTTTGAATCAATGGATTCCAATGTCTCAATGACGGTTTCAGATATATCCCCCCCAGAAGCCCCCACCTTCCCATTCCAGCTAATCTTCTCCGCATCACTAACAAACCGATGCGCCGCATCTGTCATAACATCTTTCGCATTACCTGAAAACGCAATGTCTTTCATCTCAGTGAACCATTTTTTGATCTTCCCAAAAGTAGATGCTAATGTCTCCCCAGACTCAATATTCTCTCTTAAAATCTCCTGTTCGAATTCAGTGACTGCCTCTGAAGCATCCCCATTCTTATCTAGCTTCTTTTGATCCATTTCCGTCAGGGAATCATCCAATATATCCATGGCTTTGTTATACTCTGATATGTCGTAAAAATCATCTGCCTCTGGCTTTGGAAACTTATAATTGTTTGTTTTATTTGCCACTGATAAGCACCTCATTTCTAATATGCCTGTGACTCCAGGCTCCTAATTGTTTGTGTTTGAATCCGCTGAGTAAATGATGCTGGTTATAGAGGAGATCTAGATCAATTATCATATTGCATGGTACGAATTCCTCTAACATTTTCTTCACTTCGTTTAGATTCCGTTTGCTTTTCAATGCGACCTTTACAATGACCTTTTTATTCGGATCAATATCCAGCGTATATCCATCTTCTCCGCATAACACAGCTAGCCTTTGTCTTAATGTCACTTTGGTATAAGGGATGATCCGGTTCCATTTGGATAAGACCTTAAATCTACGGTCTGCCAACGTATCTTTGGAAGATGCCTGTAAATGCAGCATTTGCTCGTATCGGCGAATGTTATCTAAATCTGAACTCATTATGAATTGATTGTCAAACAACACCTCAGTTTCATCTTCCATGCGCTGTATCTCTGACTGCATCACTTCTTGAATGGTTTTTATCTCTTCATATTCCTTAAGAAAGTCTGGAATATAGGATAATAAATTAACCTCTCGAATCAATTTCAGCCCCCCCATACACTGGAATCTGATACTGGTTTAATTCCAGATTTTCTGGTGCACCGTTAATAAGAGTATTTTTTATATCATAAATTCCCTCCAGTGCTAGTATTCTGGCTTCCATCTGAGAGATTCTTATAATGCATCCCCGTTCTCCAAGACCTTCCCAAGAGGTCCTGAGCTCTTTCAAATATGATTCTGCTGCCTCTTGTATCAGTGTTTTAAGAGTTTCTTCCTCATATCCATTCTCATACTCCAAAGCGCAGGTTATCCCTACCTCTACTTCCTCAGCCGTATCTACCGTTACTACGTGGTCAATTGGAGCTAGTCCATCCCCTTTTCCACTGCCAGATGGATCTATGGTTTCCTGCACCGTTTGTATCAGCAGATCTGACGCTTTGTTATAATTGGAATCCAAAATTGTCAGCTTTACGGTGGAAGGTCCATTCCATGCTCTTGTAATCTTTGTGGCTCCCACCCCAGGAATTCCATTTGTTTTGATTAAATAGTCTTTTCGATTTCCACTGAATGTTTTTTCGGTAAAGGAGCTCATGTAAATCTTTCGAAAGGTTTCTGTATCCTCTTCATTTTCTCCTGGAATCAGTAGATCGGTAATCTCCATAGAGGTAAGTCCTGAAATACTTTCAATGGGAATTAAGCGTCCTGTCTGCCTGTTGCCAGCCGTTCCTGCTGTTTCACAGCTTAGCTGATATATGCCATCTCCCACTATTTTAATCACCGTATAGTAATAGACTCCCAGGCGAAAGCGCTGCCCTGGCATAATAACAACCTCTGACGGCGTGGCTTTCGCCTTTATAACTGCATTGGTAGCGGGACTTGGCTCCATCCCTCTCTCTGCGGCTCTGCGAATTAAGTTTTCTCTGGAAGCAGTCTGGGCAAATGTTTCTTTTAAAATAGTATCGAACTCTATGTACATCACCTGCATTTCTGCCGCAGCTGCGGAAATCGCTGTGTAAATGAGAGAGCCTTCTCTTTGATCAAGACCTTTTGGAACCCGGTTTAACATCCGGCTCATGATGGTTTCATAAGTCATATCCTCATACATTAAATACTCACCTCTTTCTCTGCCTCAATCTCCCCCCATTGGGTATGCACTTTAAATGTTACATGGAGCTTTCGTTCCACCAAATCAAAAGAAAAGGAGTCCACCTCTGAGATTCTGTCATCCTGCTTCAAAGCTTCCCTGATTCTCTTTTTTATTTTAGCTTTGACTAGCCCTGTTGACTTGCCAAATAAATCCTTTAGCTCTGAACCATAGTTCCAGCTATAAATCAGCCATTCAAATCGTTCTGTATTCAAAATACAGTATACTGATTGTTTCACCGCTTCCAGACCATCTACCATATCAATGATTCTTTTATTTTCTACGTCCAATCTATATGTATTTGAAGGTTTCTGAACTATTTTTAAATTCTTTCGTAAAATTTCACTTGTTTTCGGAAGCATAAAGTTCCTCCTTTCCTACCAAGTGCCAATGACTACATACTGCTGCCCGCCTCGTTTTTGAAGAAGAAGCACTCTTTTCCCCATTTTCACTTCTCCTTTTACCTGAACCGTTACTTCTCCCAATCCTGGGATATTCATGATCCGATTATGATCTTTTAATTGTTCTGGTACCAGAATCTGGGATTGGAACAAAACGATTTTATCACTTAACTGGATTTCAACTGGATTTTCTCTCACCACTGTACCAGGTATTACATCACATGGATCTCCTGCTTCCATAGCCTGAATCACAATCCTTTTTATATTTTCTATCCATTCCACATCAGCCAAAGATATTTGCTCCTTTCAATGTTAAATCCATGGTATGAGTTCCAGTTTCAATTTTGTGGGTTACGGATTCAACCAATAAATAGTTTTCTAGAACAGTATCTTTTGTATCCAAAATTACTGGAAGAATACAGCCTGCGCGAACCCGGATATCACCGAAGGCATCCTTAATGGATAAGCTTTTAGATGGACGGTTGTAAATGCTTAAATAATTATCCGCAATGGACTGTCCGTCGACCCCCTCATCAATGGATTCATCTTTTTGTAAAATACCCCATTTATTTATATTTTCTGAACTCTTCGTTAAAAATACTTCTCGTTTTTTTGTGTTCTTATCTTCTCGATATAGTTTGATCTGATTGTAGGTGTTACTGTCAATGCTGATCTTATAGTCATAGTCAAGGGCAGTTTCGTTATCAATCACTACATCTAGCTTCATATTCTCTGCATCTTTTAAGGTCAGCTTTCCTGCATTGTCGTAAAAAACAAATATCTTCTTTTTATGCATCATAGCTATGTCCATATTGGTGGTGATAATATCAAATAGAGTCTTGTCCTTCTCATTTCTGATAATCTTTTCCCCTGTGTCTTCCAGCTCCCCAACCTCAAGGTTATAATCTCCAGCTATCATTTTGATGACTTCACCAGCGGTTAAATCAACATAGTTATAGCTGTCTTTATTTTTTAGATATCGTAGCTGATCATAGGCGCTTACCTTTACCAGACCGTCACTGTTCCAACTTCTTTCAAATATGAATCCAAAGAAAACAGGAGTCCCATTTACATCCAGTCGGAGGGCATTGCCCTCCTCAATTTTTAGGATGTCATCAGGGATCAGGGTAAACGTGCATTTTCCAGGCTGACCTTTGCGCTGCGTCTCCCAGGTGATACTCCCCTGGACTACTGGTTCGTAGACGGTCTCACCATTTTGAATGTATAAATGTGCTTCCACGGTTCCCCTCCTTACTATGGCAATGTGAGAATCTGTCCTGGGTAAATAAGATTGGGATTTTTTATCTTGTCCTTATTTAATTGGTGAATCTCCTGCCATCGGCTTCCATTACCAAGCTGTTTTTTGGCAATAGACCAAAGGCAATCGCCCTTTACTACGGTATAATTCTTCTCCTGGGGTGGTTCCCCCAAGCGCTCGGCTTCTGGCTGCTCTGCCTGAGCCTCCCCATTTTCTTTTAGGATAAAATTCATGATAAGCGTCCCGTAATGTCTGTACTCTTTCATGGTAAGTGATACAAGAAGATCGAGGCCCTGACTAACATCGTCTGACACCTTATAGTCTTCCAGGGTGACATCCATACTTGTATCAAACAGGCTGTCTCCTCCAAATCCTTCACGGACTACGGTAAATTCAAAGGGTTTTTTGCCCTTTTTTAAAGCCTCTAGTTTTCCCAGGAAATCTTCTGCATTTTCAATACTCCCATCCCATACGGCGGATGGATAATCCATTTGGGGAATCGTTACATCAATACTAATATCTGCTAGACCTGCAGGCTTTAAGAGATTGATTTCTTCTCCATTTATCAGGTTTGCCGTCTTATTTTGTCCACTGTATTTTACGGGGATCTTTTCTGGCGGTAATGGGAGCAGCATGTCATCTATGTATACTTCATAGGCCATTATCCATTCACTCCTTCCGCAAAGGAATAAAGGGCTTCCGATGTTGTGTCATTTAGCATACTGGTAACGCTTTCTGCGTCCGCAATATTTCTAATGTTATTGTTGTTATTGATGTCCAGCTTTAGATCCGCTAGCGTAAATCGATTTATAATCTCCTGCTCCGCCACATCTCTCATATATTTTAATTCTTCATCCATGGAATCCATGGTGTTTGCCATGGCCGCTGTGCTTGCTGCTGTATCACCGGTGTTTTTGGAGATGCTGTCCTGGTATGGTGATAGGTTTGGATTGTTTTGTGAGTTTTGATTTAAGTTGTTTAGGGTCGCTGATAGATCAGCTTGATTATCTGCGCCTAAATTGCCGCCATAGTCGTTGGGATTAAATGGTTTATTTCCATCACCATATATGCTATTAACATCAGTGAATTTATTTAGAAAAGATTTACCCCCAGCCCCCATGTCATAGCCTTTTTTTGTATTTTTTGAATAACTTCTATGCTCCATTGGGATACCAAAGTCCTCCAATGTTTTATTTATATCAGATTTCCCCATTACCTCTTCATACTTGCCATTCCCGAATTTATTTACCAACTTATCTTCAACAGAAGACAAATCTTCCCTCCAACCAATTACAACTGATTCCGTATGTGAACCAAATATTAAGTCCATACCTTTTGCTAATTTTTGAATGGCACCTAAAGCGGCATCTACCATATCAAAAATGATATGAATGGCAGCCGCGGCAGGATCCTTAAATAGATTTGCAAAAAAATTCGCAAATGCTCCTAAAACATTAACCAAAAAATCAATCTGTCCAAATATAAATTGGCATACCATCATAAAAATATTTTGTATAAATGCAAAAGCAGCAGCAAATGCTCCAAATATTAATCCTGTTGCACTAATAGAGGTACCTGCCATTTTATTAAATGCTGCTACCGCAGCATAAAAAAGTGCAATAATTAATATAACCAACATAATTATCCAGGTTAATGGACAGGCCGCAAACGCTGCATTCAACCCATCTTGCGCTACGATCATCGCTATAATAGCAGCTGTCTCAGCCCAATCACAAATAGTCTTCCATGCCATTACAGCCGCTTGCTTTAATGTTGTAAGCCAAAGAATACCTGATGTAGAGTTGTATACAATCAAAGCCGCAACAATGCCCCAAATTACTGGTTCGATAACAGACCACACGCTAGAGATAGTATTTCCAATCACTCCAGCAACAAAGCCAATTGCTCCAAACACCCCATTAATTTCGCCTACTTCTCCTTGGAGACCTGTTGTAAAGTCTGCGATTTTTTTTCCTATATTATCAACCATACCTCCTACAGCGCCTGCTAATCCTGTATTTACCGTATTTGCTAAGGCACTAAGGGCGTTTGTAGCATTATCGTATTTCACTCGGTTTAATTCTTCTAAATGGCTTGTTGATATCTCTATTGAACCATTTAAATTAGACAATGCACTTAATCCATTTTCTCCAAGTTCCCCAAAGGAATCCCCGAACAATTTCATCCCCGCTGCATTTCTACTTACAGGATCGTTTATGCTACTTAGCGCTGTAACTGTCTGTAAGAATGCTTCTTTTGCACTTTCTCCACCACTTCCAAATGCATCTTTCATTTGATCTGCATTGAGTCCAATGGCAGAAAAACCTTCTTGGACCTCTGCCCCTCCACTTATAGCTCTTGATGAAAACTCTGAAACCGCATTGGCCACCGAGCTTATGGAAGCATTGCCATTTTGGGCACCGTTATTTAGCATATTAAACATTTCCTGACCATTTAATCCAAGGCTCTTAAACTGTTCCGAATTGTTGTTCAAAATATCCAACATATCTCCATTTTTATTTAATCCCGCCTGAGTTCCTTGGACAATTAAATCCAATGCCTGGGCACCTGTAACACCAAATTTCTGTTCCAGCATACCAGCTGTTTTTATGCTATCGGCCATTCCATATCCAAAAGTCTCCTGTAATAAGATTCCAGCATGTGTTAATTGTTCTAATCCTGGCCCTGTTTTTCCAGTCATCTGTTGAACAGATGATATGCTGTCAGCCGCATCAGCTGGACTTTTTGCTATATTATTGGCATAGAGATTTTTTGCACTCTGCTTTGCCATTAAAAGTTCTGGTCCACGCATTCCTGTCTTGGCCTGAATTGTATTTCCTGCCGCTTTTAAATCGCTGGCCCGGGAAAATATCTTCTTAAAGTTATTGTCAATACCGATATTGCAAAGCACCTTTGTTGAGATATTGAACCCTTCTTTTAACTTTTTCCATGTTTCTTTAAAGTCAGTTGCCTTTTTCTTACCATCATCTATGCTTTTATTCAGATTCTTCTGCTGATTTTCCACCTTTGAAACAGTACCTTTAACATCTTTGTATTTGTTATCTATGGCATAAAGCTTTTTTTCTATCTTTTCAAAGGTTGAAATATTCATAGACATAGCTGTGACTTTCCGAAAATCCATAAAAGCAACAGTTGTTTTTTGAATCCTGGTTTCAATCACACGCAGAGTGGTACTCATTCCATCATACATAGAGAGAGAATATTCCACTGAAGCCAAACCCATCTCCTCCTTTCCTATTATGATAGGAAGAACGCCCTTTGGACGTTCTTCCATATTACCTGTATTTACCTGCCTTTGCCTTATCCGCTTCTTTTTTATCGTGCTCAAGCTTTAGCTGCACCGCGGCTATGACAAAGGCTCGTTCATATCGATCCAGGCTTAAAAACTCATGAGGCCATTTGTGGATCTTATGGAGGCAATAGTAAGCAACGTTTGCCTCCACATCGCCTCCCTCAATTAGTTTTTTGCTTCTTCCACCTGCTCATCCATTGTGGAGTCAAAGCCATTGACCTGCTGAATTTTTTCAAGGTAACCAGCATACTCTCCAGCCGTCAACATCGCCTTTAAAAGCGCATCCGCTCCCATCACATGGTAAGAATCCTGTAATGCTTTGTCATTTAAATTAGGATATACGGTGCATTCCGATGCCAGCTTTCCAAGATATAAGTTAAAGTCTGTCTCCTGGGTATACTGCCCCTTTTTGCCGGTGACTGGTACCCTTTTTGTACATTCTTTTCTTAGATCTTCATCTTCTTTAGAAGTGATGGCTTTGATCTCCCATTCAACCGGCTTTTTATCTGCTCCCAAAAATCGTTTGGATGCCACATGTTTTTCCCGATCTACCTTTACTGCATTCTGGCTTAAAAAACAACTTAAATCTCCCATAACTTTACTCTCCTTTTATCTTTTATCTTTTATCTTTTATCTTTTATCTTTTATCTTTTATCTTTACTGCATTCCTGCTATTGTTCCGAAACGTTCTGGCATTTCCCAGCTTTCAAAAGTGAACTCAAACTCTTCTTCCAGATACTCCCCAGTCGCATCAAATTTAGTAAGAAGGCCACCGTTTAAGTTGCAATCCTTTAATATGATAGTCTGTCTGCCAACGCTTGAAGTAGGATCTTCATTGGTTACCTGAATATCAAAATAAACGTCTTTACCAGACTGCTGATACTTGTACAAAATATCACGGAAGATGCTGGTGTTATAATGAAAGGAAGCAGAACCCGTTCCCTTCATTCCAACCGTTTTATTTCCCTTCATAGCCCGTCCTAAAATTGGAATTTCGGATTTGACCTTTTCAATTTTTGCCTCCATTTTTAAAGCCTGCATAAAATTGTAACGCTCATTTTCAATTGTGATAAAACACTCCGCTTTTGCTGCGCTGATTGCGTCCCATGCGTTCATTGTAATATTGCTCATAATTCATCTCCCCTTTCTTAAGATACAACAACAGTCATATATAAAATGCTCATACAGTTAACAGGCTGAACCGGGAAATTAACAACAACAGATCGTCTGCCTTCTCCCTTATCTACCGTGATTGCTTTTGAATCCAAGGCCTCAATGGCTCTTAGAACTGTTAACTGTTTTCCGTATGTAACGATATCATTCCAAAGGCTTACCCTGCCTGCTGCATCATTGGAAATCTTTCCAAGATAGCGGGTGATAAATAAGGAAGCGATGTCATTTCCAATCTGATCCAAAATCCGGATGGTCTGATTATTGGAGAAGTCTTCTCCCTTTTCATTGGTATAGGTAACCAGAGTATTGATATCAGTGAGGACTCGGATGTTTTTGCCAACCTTGTGAAACAGGAATTTTCCTTCCTTCATGCCACCTACAAGCTGGGTCTGTGAATAAGGTACTTTTACGGTGTACTCACCGTCATAGATTCTGTTTTCATTGGTTTTATTAATCTCACAAGCTGCTTCTGCACCTGCTACCCAGTAAACCAGTCCAGATACCGCTTCTTCTGTTTCGTTTTCTACGGAAATAATTCCTTCATGGTCTGCTTTTGCATACTGATGTAAAACGGTCTGGAATTTAATACCAGCTTCATCTCTTAAACGTTTTGTAAATGCCGCAAACAGTGCTTTTACTTTATCGTCGGTGGAAGGACAGCAAAGAGCCTGGAACGAACTGCTTTCAATCGCCTCAAGAAATGCTGCATAATCCTCTCCAGTCACATTGCTTCCATTGGTTCCTCCAGTAAAGGCACTACCTGCTGTCTCTGCAAGAGGAGCTTCTCTTTTAAAGATTACATAGGCATTGTTTTTTAATTCTGTTGCTGTTGTTACGGACTGGGAATCTACTTCTCTGCCGTCAAATAATGTTCTTACATCGAATTTCTTTGCGTCATCAACATTTTTTGAAATTAAAGTCATCAGACTGTTACCGCGTTCGCCGGAATACTTTGCTGTGCCATAATCATTGGAACTATAAGCCCCGCCATTTAGACGATAGAAAATACCTTTTGTCATATTTTTAAACAGCTCTCTAATAGAAAGCATGGCATCATCGTCTGAGGTAAAACCAAAAATCTCCTTTGAGTTCTTCTGGAATTCCTCTGCGGTTACCTCAAATACCTGCTTTTCAGGTCCCCAGGAAAGAATCATTGGAATTGCTGCTACGCCTCTGTTTCCTAAAGACGCTCTAGCTGAAACGCTGTTTACAAAATTAATATACGCACCTGGGAACACCTTATTTTGAACTGAAAAATTTCCTCCACCTAACATACTTTCACCCTTCCTTTCATAAATCGATTCATAATTTCATCTGCTTCAGACAGGGAATATAATTTCCCATCTTCCAGAAGAGCGCATAATAGATCACTCTGATTGCAATACCGTTCGGAGCAGACCAGCTGTCTTTTTGTATAACGTTCACTGGCTGTCTGATTTGTTGCTTTTACTTCTTTCTTTGCCAAAACTGCACCTCTTTCATGATAATTTTATGTCTTCCATAGAATCTTCTGATTTAGAAGATTTTAAAACATACATTTCGTAATCTGTCTGGAAGGTTAAAGCCTCTTCCTGGCTCTTTCCAGTTCTCATACTTCCCCTAATGATTGAACCATCTGTTGCGGTTATGTATTCTAAGTTGTCCATTAATGTATCCAGTACCTCGTTTCGATCTCTGGAGACATATTGGGAATCTTTGGGGTAATACATGATGGAAATGCTTACGCTGCGAAAATAGCGATTTCCAGTTACCGGCTTTTCTTCTGCCTGGGTAATACTTACCTCGAAGCATGGGGTAATCTTTCCCGCCCCAAGAGGATCTGCTGTGATTTGTGCTTCTGGGAATAGGTTCCCAAGCTTTTTCATCACCGCATCTAAGATTTTGTTATACACTTACAACCTCCTTTGCCATGTTGCCAATCATTTAAGTCCTTTGCTCTCCAGCTCCTGATCTTTTGTAGTTATTTTGTCTACTCCGTCATTAAAAAAAATTTCCTCTTTCTTTTTTAATGACGTAATCTTAAGAAGCTGGCACAAACTTTTAATCTCTCCGGCCTTGAATTCACTCTCATTGTTGATCTTCCGATGAAAGCCATAGCTAGACAACCCCAGTTCCAATGCTATCCACCCTTTTTTCAGACCGGATCGTTTGATTTCTTCCTTCAATCGAACCGTATCCGTCATATTGCCCTCCCTTGTAGTCATATCGTCTACATTTATTATGATACTCTCTTGTCCCACTTTTGTCAACAGCATTTCCGAAATTTGTTGAATTATTATCTACAACGTGGTATAATATAGGTATGGAGGTGATCCAATGGAAATAGGTCAAATCATTAAACGGAGGCGGGAAGAGCTTGGTATTTCCCAGGAAGAACTGGCGTTAAAGGCCGGCTACAAATCTCGTTCTTCTATTAATAAAATTGAAGTAGACGGCAGAGGGCTTCCACAGTCTAAGATTGAGTCGATTGCAAAGATACTTAAAACTACTCCAGCTTATCTTATGGGTTGGGAGAATGATACTGCTTCTGCTTTCGATTATGTGAATAACTGTTTTGGTACAGATGCTGGGGAAATCCTTGAGAATTTTCACCGTATGAATGAAAAGGGTCAAAAAGAAGCGTTAAAGCGTGTCAGGGAAATGGTACACATACCTGAATACATCAAAGAACAAAACAATGTAAGAACATTAAGTCCAAAGGACAAGTCTTATCTCTTACCGGTTGCTTCTCATGAAAGAACGGACATTGAAGTAACGGAAGAGATGAAGAGACACGATGATGCATTTTTTGATGAATAATATTAACTCGCTGGGGTGATTTGTTTGAATTATGAAGCGTTAACTGAAGAAGCAGAATTAATTGGAATTATGATTAAAGAAAGGCCTCTTAAGGCCAATGATGGGCGGATTAACGGAGATAAGATACTGATCCGCCAGAACATGCCGGATTGCAAAAAGGCCTGCGTCCTGGCAGAGGAACTTGGACACTATTACACTACGGTGGGGGATATTTCAGATCAATCTGTAGTTTCTCATCAAAAGCAGGAACGAACCGCCAGGCTTTGGGCATATAATAAGATGATTACTTTAGATAAACTGGTGGCAGCCAAAGAGGCCGGGTGCCGTAATGGCTATGAGGTCGCAGAATATCTTGAGGTAACCGAGGAATTCTTCTACGAAGCCATCAACTGCTATCAGGCAAAATACGGGAAGGGCTTTCAAAAGGATGAGTATTTGATTCTTTTTGAACCTTTTAATATTTATAAGTTAATGGATTGAGCCTGTTCTCTCTCCTGACTCGGTTTTCATACATATAATATCCCGAGGTGATGTCTTTATGCAATCCTGTGAACTTGTTATGTTTGTGTCTTCTCTAGCCTGCTGCATTGCCAAAGATAAGACCGATGAAGAAATTGGGCTATTAAGTTGTATCTTCTCACAGCTTGGTGACACTCTAGGAACCATCTCTGCACAGGAGGCTTTATGTTCCTGCGACGACGATAAGGATCCATGCTGCTGCGAAGATCAGGACTAG